GCGCAATCCCAAGAAGCCCGAATCCAGAAAGCAATTGCGGCAACTGTTGCGCCAGCGCTTGGCTTGCCGAAGCGCCAGCCGCGACTTGCACAGCGAAGTCTTGAACTTGAAAGCCGACATTCGAAAGGCTGGATTTCATAGCGCCAGCAGATCGCGCTGTTTGCGCCATCGCCGCATTGCTCTGGATCGCCGCGCCTTCCAGCCTTTCCGTCGCGCCCTCTGCCTTTGTCGCCGCGCCGGTCAATGCGTCGAGGTCACGCTTTGCTTTAACAAGCTGATCCGTCCGGGCTGCAATGTCCAACTCTGCAAACGCTGTCATTCTTCCAGCCCCTCACGGTCAACAGGCGCGATGCAATGGATATTCTTGCCTTCTCTTTTAGCATCCAAATACGCCCGAGACATAGCCCTAACAGCCTCAGCCTCCCATGGTTCGGTGATCGCGCCCGTTGCCTGCATGTATCCAGCTAGTTCAGACCACGACACGGCGGTTTCCTCACCCCCGACGAATTCAGTCGGACCTACTGCGAAAAGCGCGTCTAGCAGGTATTCGCCCGGCAAGCCCTTCTCAATTCCGATTGCCTGCCCGCCATACATTTGAAGCCGCGTGTCCTTGTATCTCTCTGGCCTAGAGTGCAACCAGCCCCATTGCGCGGCCTGCACCCTAAGCCGCCTTAGTCGTTTCCCAAGTAATTCGCAGCGTCATTGGAAAAAGCCAAAACCTGCTGCGCAAAAGACTGGCCCTGCCATTGCCCCGGCTTGGGGTTAAGCAGGCTTTGCGTGCTGAACATGTTCAGGTCATAGAACCATTCGGCATCGTCTGCCGTTGCGTCGGCGTCGCCGCGCTGCACATGCACGAAAGCCGTGGTCAAACGCGCGGCAGACTTCACCAGATCAGCTTGAATATCCGCAAGCGCCCGCGTTTCATCTTCGCCCTTGGCTGATTGCAGCTTTGCCCTCGCGTCTGCCTTCAATGCAGCCTGCACAGATCGAGCCGAAGCGCCCAGCACCATTGCCCCGACAGGTTCGCCCGTCTTTTCGTCAATGATCGGCTTGCCGCTTTCCGGCCATTTCAGCGCGCAAAATTGCGCCGTTTCAGCCGCGCCTCGTGCATCTTTTTTTGTGAAGTCCATGTCCAATTTCCTTCGCGTGATGGTGGGGGCCGCGACACGCGAACACCGCGACCCCCGAGCCTGCCGAAGCAGGATTAGGCCGGGTAAACCACGACAGGCGTCGCGTTGATCGCCACGTCGAACGTGAAGCCAGCGTATGAAGTGGTTGTCATTTCGTTTGACTTCCAGTTCATTACGGTCCCCGTGAAATAGTGCGTTGGGCCAGATGCTCCCGCCTCAACAACGCGGATCGAGTATGCGCCGCCCATGGCCTGCGCGGCAGCTTGGAACGCGGCCTGCGCAGTGGTCAAGGCACCTCCAGCCGCACGCTGGCGCGACAGCGCAATGTTGACCACATCGCCCGTCACTGCGCCTTTGATCGTGGTGTTTCGCCCCGTGGTCAGGTCTGGCACGGTGATCGTCTCGTTGGTGTCGCCAATGGCCCCGATGGAAACAGTGCCAGCCGCAGCCTCAACCCAAGTCAGAGCCGCAAAGCCCGTGCTGTCGTTTGTTGCGGGCCGCCCCGTGGCGATTGCCAGCCTGGCCCCGATCAGATTTACGCTCATTTTCTTGCCCTCACGCTAAGCCGGGGCAAGCGCCCCTTGGCGTTATTTTATCACATCGCAATCGGCACGGCAATCAAGCCTCGCTGCGATAGTCTATCCTGACTGGCTGACGCCACCCAATGCCATCAAAAAATCCGGGCAACGGCCTGCCAGAAGTGACGCAAACCCCGCCAAGCCTGCGCCCGACCGGAAATGCGGCAAGGATCGAAGTGGCAACCGTGTTGGCGGGCGTGCTGAAACTGCCCTGCGATATGCAGACCGATGCCACGATGTAGCCCTCTGCCCGCGTTTCGGATGCGTCAACCGAAACGTTATCCCATATTGCAGGGACGTGATCGAACAGCACAAAAGGCCGCGACGGCTCCGCGCTGCAGTTCGGCCAAGCAATAGATGGAATGCCAGCCACAGCGGCAAGCGCCTGCCCAAATGCCGTCTCAATTGTTTGCAGATTTGGCATTACACCCTCCGGTTCGCGGCGTTGGCGGCGACGAATTGCGGCCATCGCGCAGCATTGGCCCCGACGAAGTGACGGCCAGGGACGTTAGTGCCAGACCGCGTGGTGAAGCCCAATTCCATCGGCAAAGCATGCGTTGCGGTCCAGCGTGCGTTGATCGTATCGCCAAGACTAAAGTCCGCCGCAGACAGGCTAACAGCCCCAGCCGTCGCCTGATACGCGCCATTGTATCCGATCTCTAGGCTTTGGATCAAATCGCCCTCTGCGACTGGTATCTTGCCGACCTCGAAGCTAGTAGCGCCTTTGGTAATGCCAACCTGCGGCGTCTGCGCAGCTTCCAGCACATCCTGCACGCTGTCCACCACAACGGCGATCATTTGCTTTTCGGTGAGGTCCGCAAAGTCCTGAATTGCGGCTGTGAACCGTTTAGCCATCTTCACGCATCACCCTGCCGTGGTTTTCGTGGTATCCATACTGAACCTCTGCCTTTGCCCTAGCATCACACGCTAGGCTTATATCATCAAACGCCCCAAGATACACCGACTTGCCTTCATTCCTGATGGTCGCAGTCCACTTTGACCTCCTACCATCCCAGAATACGCCTATCCTACCAGACATATTGTCTTTAGGAAGTTTTGTGTTTTTCGCATTCCCGTCGCACCGCGCCAAGCGCAAGTTTTCAAGGCGGTTGTCAGACCTATCTCCGTTTTGATGGTCGATCATCATGCCGCGCGGTATTTCCCCATTTACCATGACCCATATGACCCTGTGAGCATAGTAATGCTTGTCGAATATATAAACCCTGACATAGCCAGACTGAACGTCAACAGCACAAGCCTCATGCCCCGCATATTTCTTGTTCCACCTGCCGCACCTCCACTCAGGAGATTGCGTCTTGTGCTTTCCGCGCCCCCACCCTTCAAACATTTCTGGCATCCTTGCCTTCCATGTCAGTGAGCCAGACAATGGATCATATGAAATGATTTCTTTGAGAACGCTTTGCGATATTTTGCTCATGTCATGCCTAAAATTGTGCTGCGGCAAGATATAGCATGGCTAGGCTTTCATAACAATGCGCCATATTCCAATGCATCTACAGCCCAAATTCATTCTAGCCCCACCAGCAGGGTCATGGGGGTGCTTCATGCGCGCTCCATCTGGGAAAACAAAGTCCTGCCCGAACTCCACAACTGTTCCAGACATAGACACATGATCTAAGCGAGGCTCTTGGCTTAAGTTATGTTGCCATCTGCACACCCCTTTGGCTACATCAGGGTTTTCGAGCGCCTGCCTTACAGCCTCATACCGCCCTGCCTCTAGGGCTTGGAATGTCTCATTTTTGGCAATGACCTTCCCGCGATACGCCAAAGCCTTGCTCTTGTGCGCATCAAGGATGGCGTCAACCTCTTTGACGGTGAGCCTGCGGCCTTCCGCGATTGCTTTCTTGATCGTCCGATCATACCGCCGATCACGCAGCTTCAATTCCAGATATTCGGCCATTAGGGCTGGATCGCCAGACAAGAGCTTTGCTCGCGCTGTCATGATGCTGTCCGCAATCTGCGTGGTCAGCCCCAATATCCCACCCTCGCGGCGATTTCCAACGCGCTTGCCCACAATCATTGTTGCCATTTCGCGCGATCCCATGCCCTGCTCACGTCCAGCCTCAAGCGCAATCCGCGTGGCCTCTAGCGTATCCTCGCGGATGCCTTGAATGCGCACAGATGACAATTCCCGAAGCCAAGCCTGCGCAGATGGGGAGCTGCCGCCAAATCCGATCAACGCTTGCGGCGCAGCAACAGCGACCATCGCGCCGCCTTCAATGTATGCAGCCCTTACGGCATCTTCCAAGGGAAACAGCAGGGCTTGCGGCACGTCAAGCAAGCGGATTGCCGCGTTCAAATCGCCACGCTCAAGCGCCTCAATTAGCGCGGCAAAGTCCACATTTCGGCGCGCGGCTTGAATTGCATCCGCGAAAGCAGCGGCAACACGCGGCTCAAGGCGGGTCAAAAGGCGCTCGACTTCTCGCTGTTGTGCAGTCATGCGTGCCATGGCTTAGACCTCCCGCGCTTGCACCGTGTAAAGCAAATCCTCGCCAGCGGGTGCCAGAGGCCAAACCTGTTCCAGCCGATGCGCGCGGCCTTCAATGGTCAGCAGATCGCCAACCTTCGGCACGACTACCCCCGGCTCAATCATCACCTTTTTGTCGCCCGACAAGATGCGCGCGCCGTCGATCTCATGGCGCTTGAACATTTCCACGATTACCACAACCTCAACCGCAGCGGGAGGCGTTCCAGGCGTTGCCCATGGCGTGCTGCCAATCACCGAAGGCTGCAAAGACGCAACCAGCGGCCCGTTTCCCGTTTCGGCCCCGGCCTCTCGCAATGCCGCCTTCACGTCTGCGATGATGCTTGCTGCGGTCACTTCTTCTTAGCCTCAGCCACGCGCCAGCCTTGAGCCTCCCAAACGGGAACAACATCGGCGGGAACATTCGCCACGGCTTCCACCCCGGCGTTATCCTTGGTCATTTTCACTGTATCGCTCATACTGTCATGATCCCCGTATATCCGATTGACGCGTCCCGGCTTGGGTCAAATTCCAGCCAGGGGCGAATGAAGTCAAAGCCCATCGTCACCACAGGGCGCGCGGCTTCCACGCTGTTATCACCCTCTTTCGGCGTCCATTCAAGTGATCCAACCTTGGTCAGAACCTTAGCACCGGAAAGCGTCACAGAAGGCGACAGAACGCCCGCCGATTGCGCCTCGGCACGCGAAAACACCGCTTGACCGTTTTTGATGCCTTGCGGGATGGTGCCGCCAAAGGTGGGCCACAAATCTGCCTGCCACCGCAAGCCGGACATGAAAACAAAAGCGCGGCGGATTGCGGGATCATCTGTTGCCACGGTGTCGCCAAAATAAGCCGCGACAAACGCCACATATTCAGCCGATGTGATGAAGCTGTCAGCGCCCGTAACGCCAGTGCCGTTTTCGATGATCATTGGCATACTTCACCCCATTGGAAAGGGGCGGGCTACTACAGCCCGCCCGATTGTCTCACTCCACCTTGTCGGCAGGCGGGTCAGGGTCTTTGCCCTTGCGAGCGGGCTTGGCCACTTCCAGCTTGCCCGCCTCGATCATCTGCGCAACGCCGGGAATATCCAGAACGTCCGCTTTGACTTCCGCGCTTTCGCCGTTGGGGATTTCCGTGCCGTCAGGCAGCACGAAAAGCGCACCCGATACGTTGATCAGGCCCGCCATTACGCAGTGACCCCCGAGATATACCGCACAGCCACAGGGCGGCGAATGTTGACAGGCGCAAACCGGAACATGCCCAAAACCTTGATCTCAAGGTTCACCGATTGCGGCGGAATGAACCGCAGCGGCATCGGCATGTGCATCTTCACGACTTGGGGATCGCGGCGATACACGACCATCCTGTTCAAGGCGTCAAGACGCCAATCAAACTCAACAGTCAGCGGCAAGCCAGTCTGACGGGTGTAGCGGTTGGCGCGCATGATGAAGTCAAGGATCGTGGTGTCCGATCCATCCGCCAAGCGGCGTTCCATCGTGGCCCCGGCCTTCAACGGCAGGATGATCGTGTCCGCAACCTCAATGCCAAAAGACGCGGTTTCAATCGCGGTCAAGGCGTTGTTGATAATCGCAAGCACGGCATCAGGCGTTGATGCTGCAAACGTGGCCCCAGCGGCAGCCGTGGTCACGCCCGTCTTGTTGTAGAAGCCTTCCACGCCAATCGTGGCGTCGCCCGTGAATGCAACGGCATCAACAAACTGCTCATAGGCCAGACGTGCGGCAGCGGCACCGTCACTCGACAGGTTGCGGCCCATCATCTGCGCAGCGCCGATTTCCTCCAGCGAGAAGGAATAGCCCACGCCAGCCATGTTCACGGTCTGCTCGAACTTCGACCCGGTGATGTTCACCAGCGGAATGTCGTTGCCCTTGCCGTTGATGAACTTGGCGCGTCCTGCGCTGTCCTGCGAGAAGTGCGTGACAGACAGGGCAAACGGGTTGGCAGATGTATCGACCGGGATCAGCCGGGGATACTTGATCTGCGGGTAGGGGCGAACCAGAACCTCCGGTTCGATGTGCGACCGCTGCGAAACGACGAAGTTTAGCGCGGCCTGCGTGTCCATAAAATCAGGCATCTGTCAGGCCCCCTTAGCCGAGATACACGCGGACAAGGTTGCCCGCAGTTGCAGTGGTTTCAAACTTCGCCCCGGCAATGGTGGTTGCCAGACCAGCGCCGATCACGCCAGTTGCGGCGGTGAAGGTCACAGGGTCGGCAGGGCCTACGTTGGTGGACGCAACAACCCATATTGTGCCTTTGCGCAGCACGCCTGCCATTTCGCCAACCGCATACTGATCAGCCGCGCGGGTCTTGTCGGCCACGGTAATGCCTTCAAAGCCAGTGCCGCCAAGGCGCACGGTGCCATCCGTTGCGCCAGCGCCAACGGCGCGGCCAAACGGGATTAAGGCAGTGGTCACAACCTTCGATGCAACATCGCGCACCATCTGGCTTTCAGCAATCATGCCCGCATATCCCAAACGGGTTTGCGAGGTGTAAGTGCCGATGAAATCCTGAACTGGCATTATGCAGCCCCCTTTGCTTTCCAGGCGTTTTCCAGCGCCGTGTTGCGTTGCATGTATGCGGCGTCAAGGCTTGCAACCTTGGGCGCGGGCGCATCCTTCATTTTCTTGGCGGGGTCTGCCTTGTCGGCGTCTTCCACCAGAATGTCAAAGCGCGCATCAATGTAGGCTTGCGACTTGCCAGCAACAGCCGCATCACCCAAAGCCTTGGTTACAGCAGCCTTGCGCAGATCAGCGTCAGACAGGCCACTCGGGTCAACGCCATCAGCAACAGCTTTGGCCTTAGCGACCAAATCAGCACGGGCAGCGGCGCGGGCTTCAATCTGCGCGTCGGTCAGCTTTTCGCTTTCCAGCTTGGCAATCGCGGCGTCTTTCTTCGCTATTTCCGCCTCTTTGGCGTCAAGCTCGGCCTGCATTTCCGCCTTTTCCTTGGCGGTCTTGGCCTCCATGTCACTCAAGGCAACTTGCAGCTTTTGAATGGCTTTGGCCCCTGCGTCGGTCGTCTCGACCTGCAAGCCGTCCACCATGATTTTCAGCAGATCAGGCATCTTGCCCTCCTTTTTTTCTGCGTCGGTTAGAGGGCTTGCACCCCATTTTTCCGCACTGTCACCAATGCGAAGGCTTTCCCCGCCGCGCGCCTTTGGCACAACGGCAAGATGATTGATACGAATAGGGCCAGTCTGGATTGCCTGATATGGCGTTCCATCCGGTGCCGTGCCATCCTCGACGGATAGCGGCGTAGTGTAGCCCATGCTGATTTCGCGCGTTCCATCTTGGACCGCCCTGATAACAGCGGCGTCCATCAGCTTCATGGGAACCACGACAAAATCACCATCGCGGGCAATCTCATTACCCACTTCACCGGCAGCGTAGTCCTTCCAGTTGTCGGCTGTGACCATGACGGGCGGGTGATTGAGCGTCACTGGCTTCCCCGCGTATGTCGCCAGACTGGCCTTGTCGAATACCGCGCTTTCGGGACGATAAACGGTCACAATACCATCACCCACAAGGCCCAACTCAGACGCGCGATAGTCTTGGCATCCCGTGCGAGCACAACGAACGGTCGCGGTCATATATCCGTCTGCCGTAAGGCGAGGGCTGTCAATGGTCACACGATCCGCAAAATTCAGCATGTCGCAAGGCTCCTTGTCGCGTTACATTATCACATAACATTTCGCGGCGCAATCATACGGCTTGCCCAGTGATATCATCCTCATTCGGGAATTCATCAGCCGCTGACTCAAGGCCTGGAAACGCCCCGGTCTCGGTCAAGGCAATGACCATCGCCCGCGACAATGCCTCCGGGGATAGCGCGTCCATGTCTTTCAGCTTTTGGCCAGCCGATGCGATCTTGTCGGCGTTTTCGGCCCGCTCTTTCGCTGTCGGCTGCCACAGTGGACGCCAGTTGAAATGAACATCATCCGGCCTGTCACCAAGGGCGGAACGGATCAGGCATTCGTCGAGGATCTGCATCGCAGGCTCCATCTGCAACGATTGCTCTACCTTCACAGCGTCGTAATAGCCGCGAATGTCAACGTCACCAGTTGCGTTCAACCCGCCCGCTGACATGCCGAAAAGCAGCGTCATGGGATAGCCATGCGCCGCGCTGCACAGCTGCATGAAGAAAAACGCCAGTGCATCTAGCCCGCTAAAGCTGGCCGATTTCTGCTCATATTGCTCTAGGCTGTCCATCAGCAGCGCGCCGTTAATGCCCTTGGCAGTCGCGGCAAGCGTAACGCGCTTAATGATTTCCGCCGAATACTCAGGCCCACGGCGCGCAAGGTTTGCCATCAGATCCGGGATTTTGAACACGTCAACCTTGGCCTCATAGACCAAAGACAGGATATTCGCGGCCACTGCATCCACGTCCTGCACCGCGCGCAACCCACCGCGCAAAACACTATCCCCAAAGCCTGGATTGGCATCCATGCCGAATTGATACATCGGCTCTTGGCCGTGGAACAGCACAAGCCGGGATGGGTGGCAGCGGATGCCGCCGCGCAGGGTCCAGTATTCCGGCTCACCAAAGCCATCTAGCGTAGGGTCGTCTTGCTCGCCAGACCCCGACACATCAAGGATGGTCAGCGGCGTAAGGTATCGCAGCCCGCCCTTGCGGATGGCGTTGACGTTGATCGGCTTGGACAGGTCTTTATCGCCCGTGCCAATCAGCAGCGCAGCGCCGCCAAACAGCCGTGCCAGCTTGCGCGCCCTAAGCGTCTTGATCTGGACGCCAAGGCGCTTTTCCTCTTTTTCAATCGCGCTTATCTGGTCCTTGTCACCGTTCCACTCGCGCCATTCCCGGCAGCTGTCTTCGGCTTTCAGGTTCACCACCCGGCGCGCTAGGCTGGAAGTCTTGTATGCCGCAAGCAACTCCTGCGGCGATTGCAAGTCCATGACATAGGTTGCGCTTGCAGCCTTGTCGCGCGCCGTTCCCATGCCTGATACAAGATTTGTCAGGCTGTCGGTGTAGTCGCCATCCATCACAGCGCCCCGGTTAGGTTGTAATCAGACTGGCCCAGCATCAGATCAGTCAGCGCCCATACTAGCGCGTCTGCGCGGTCAGGGCTACCGTCGCCAATATACCCCGATGCAGTGAAATTGCAAAGCTGGTCTTCAAGATCAGGAAATTCACCAACATGGTGCACCCTGCCTTGCTCGTATAGCGCGCTGATCGGCTCGGCCCTGACGTGCTTTCCGCGACTTGCCACGACCTCTTTGAATGATGCGTTGCGGTCCGCTGTGGCAACGGTAAACCGCACCATGTCACCTCCGAAGTTGCGCTCACCTACAATCCGATCCGCGCCATGGCGGTGATACACCTCAACCGCGCGCCGCCCCCAGCCTTCCGGGGAAAGCTGGCAAGTGGCATCCTCTAACAGGTAGGCGTCTCCGTCCTCGCCCAGCCCTACAGCTACAATGCCAATGTCATCACCCCCACCATCCCCGCGCGTGCCTGATGGGTCAACAGAAACCACGATACGGCGCATTTTAGGGGCGGCGGCAACGCGCAGACTGTCAATCCCCGGCATGTTCCGCCCATCTGGCGCGGTCCTGTCTTCCAGCGACCATAGCGCACCATTCACATCGCTTGCCCATTCCCCTGCCTCAAACCGCAAACGCTTGGCCGCTGACATGCTGGCTAGCACGTCGAAGTATTCGGCGGGCAGGTTTTGCGCGTTGTCAGCCGGGTTTACCTTCATCTCGGCATAGTCATCTGGTTTAGCCAGCGGCTCTTTTGTGCCTGGCTTCATCTTGGCGCGGAACAGTTGATACGACCAATGCAGCTTGGAAGGCGGGTTGCAATCAAAGTATGCCTTCAGGGCAATGTGAGTTCGGCCCGTAGCGACGGCAATCTCAGGGGCAAGCTCGCACTTTTGCGCAAGGCGGCTCATTGCCGTTTCCACAGAACCCCAGGGAATTTGGCTGCTTTCGTTGAAATAGAGGGTGCAGTATTCCTGACCGAGGATCTTCTCGACGCGCTCCTTGTCGTCAAGCCCAGCAATCCAGATTTGCGACCCGTTTGGCAGTTCAAGGTAGAAGTCCGTTTTGTCGAACCTGACCGCAAGACCGGGAAAGCACAGCTTTAGAACCTTTGGGATTGTATCGGCCCATACCGATGTTTTAGCGTGATTGAAGCGGAACCTAAATATGACATGCCGAGAGTTCGGCGCGTTTATTGCCCGTTGAATGATCGCCCGCACCAGAATGAACGTTTTGCCAGATCGCGACCCGCCGCGCAGCATGATATTGCGGGCAGGCGAAGACAAAAGCCGATTAGCCTCTTTCTGCTTAGGTGTCAGGACCGCTACGTTCACAGTTCTGCGTCATCTTGGGTAACATTCAATGCGATGCCGCCAGTGACTTCTCTTTTATCCGCAAGGCCAAGATCCCGCGCGATAATGCTGGCGTTCAGCAGGTCAGCAGACGCGCCCTCAAACTTCTGACGGAACACCGCGTCTTCAACTTTCGCAATGACTTCCGAAAAATCGGCGCGGTTTTTCTTCCATTCGTCCCATGTTGATCGTGCAATCCCGATGAACATGCAAAGCCCGTGAATGCTCATGGCGCGCATTTGAGCGACTGGCTCATGTGTCGCGCTGCCTTGGAATGTGACAAGCTGATCCTTGTAAAGCGGATTTGCCTCGTTCCATTCGAAGTATTGGATGCAAGCGTCTTCAAGCTGGTCTGGCGTTTCAAAGATGGGATTGCGACCATGCGAAGACCTCGCCTCCCACCACTTGTTGCCAGTGGTGAAGCGTCCTGTTGCTGGGTCTTTTCCGGCGGTCAGGGTGGTCATGTGATGATGTTACCTTATCACATCGCGGTTGTCACGTGGGGCGAAGCGAGCGGCCTTAACTTGGCAAGAATTGGAATCATACCAAATCGAAAACCCTTGGTCTGCCAACGCACGACAAAAGCCGGTAAGCCCTTTGCCTCGCGATGCCCAAGCTGCGCGAATCGTGGAAATGATCCCAACCTGCAGCGCTAGTGATTTGAAGGTTTGTTTTCCGGTCATCATATCGCCTTCCCCTTGTGCGACAGGGGCGACCGAAGCCGCCCCGCATTGCTCACTTCACGACGCGATTGTAATACAGCACGTCGCCTTTGTCATTGGTGACTGCGACGGTTTCCGGCTTTGGCGGCTCTTGGTGTGGCCCAAAGGTTGCGGTGCCAGCGCCGATTGCTGCGACTGCGATGATTGCTTTGACGATGCCGAGAATTTCCATTTGGTTTCCTTTTGGTTGGGTTACAGTCTCTTGGTTTGCAGGTCTTTGCGGTGGAGATAGAGGGCGTAAAAACCGCTTTCCTGCTGCCGATGATTGCGGGTGCATGAACCCTTGCCCTCCCCGCGCCTCTATCGGCTTAGCGCTGCGCTTTACCCGTGCAGCTTGGGTGTTCATTCCAGCGCCTCCCTTGCTGTCCGTGGTGGATTTCCCGACCAGCCACCACGAAGTGCGGCTGCGTGTGCGTTCTGGTATCGGATGCGCAGAGCGGCCCCTATCTGGTGGACGCTGTAACCACGCTTTGCCATGTTTGCGGCCCACCTGTCGCGCTCGTCACGGATGGCTTGCGATGTTCTGCCGTTCATGCTGCCGACGATATGCGGCGGTGGATCTGGTGGCGCCTCCAGCTTCGGCCGCGCGTAGTGTTCCGCTTTGAGCATCGGCGTTGCGCCTGGATTAAACCCCAGCTTGATTTGCTCGGCCTTGACCGATGCTGACATGTGCATGGCGACGTATGCTTCATGGTGCTGCGTCATGTGCTGACCGGCGGCGAAAGGGAAACGGCGAATGGCTTCTGTTGTGGGTGTCATTTGGTTGTCTCTTTTGCAACGTAATATCGAACCAACATTGCTGCGATACTGCACCTGGCCTTGATTGCCGCGTCAATGATTTTTTCTTGCTGGTCCATTGGCAGACGTTCAACCTCAGATCCGACCACACCAACCTGCATACGGAATTGCTTGACGCGGTCAGCAACCTTTGCGGGCGGCGGGCGCTTCGGAAAACGATGCCCTGCTTTGCGTGCCATTTGGCATGTTACCGTTTCAGAAATGCCAAGCGCGGCAGCGATGGTTCCGTATGTGTGGCCAGCCTTGGATTGCGCAATGACCCAAGCCAGCCGCTCGGCTTTAAGGGCCTTGTCGGTTGCTGATGTCATCCGGCCCTTGATGTGATCCGGCGCAACGAGGGTCATAGCTTCACCCATTGCAGCGTGTCCCGCACGGCGTCAGGCGAAACTGTTCCGGTCTTGACAACGCGCATATCGTAGCGGGCAAAGCTGCGAAGCTGGCGATTGGCTTCGGCGCTGGGCTTTCCCCTCACCGGCAGGCATCGCGGTGCTGTTTCATCATGCGTGGCGGGCGGGATATCAAACGGCGCTGCGGGCAGGGTGATCTTGCCGGGGACGGGCGGCGCTATCATGGCGTCGGTCTTTGTGCGTGGGGTGTTCATGGCCTCCACCCTTTCGACAGCGCCCAGATAGCGGCCTGCGCCATGATGGTTGGCCCCGTGCGCTCATATTTGCGGATTGTTTGCGGCGTCACGTCTAGCAGCGCCGCAAGTTCGTTTTGTGTGAGGCGCAGAATGTTCCGCGCCACTCTGAATTGATCGGGGGTCATGCTGCGCAAGCATTGATTTCGGACAGAATTTCTGTCGCCTTGGCGTCACGCGCGCCATCAACGTTTGCATGGTCACGGCCAAGAACAAACGCCTCCACAATCCGAGACAGAGCGTAAGACACGCTGATGTCTCCGTCCAGAGACTGCATCATGGCGCTGTAAGCTGTGCTGAAGCTGCTGTCTTCGATCAGATCCAGCGCGACAATGGCCTTCGCCTTGATTTGAGCGGGCGCAGACGATCCCTCAATGCGGGCGCGCTCGGCAGCGATGATGTTAGAGATTGCGTTCGTCATGTCTTTCTCCCTTGTCTGTGGCTTTCGCCGTTTCCATGCTTTGAATATACATCATCGCGCAGCGCTTGCAATGTTTTTTTTCGCTTTGCGCTAATTATTTTCAGCTTCCTTATGGTAAGCGTCGATGATGATGGCGCGGATGATTTCGGCGCGGCGGGCAGGGTAATGCGCTGCACTGCGGGCGGATCGATCATGGCGTCGGTTTTGATGCGTGGGGTGTAGTGCATCAGAGGGCTTCCACTTGCGCATGGTTGACCAGTCCGGCTCGCCATCGACCAAATCAATAGCGACATAGCCCATGAATTTCTCACCGTGCAGGCTGCGCTTTACCGTTTCGCGCACAGGCTCAGGCGGCTGCGAGCGCACGCGGTAGGTGACGGCGAGGCCCCATCCTGGCGTCATGGCCTCCCAATATCCCTCAACCTGCCATGCCTCATACGGCCCGCCATGATCCCGCAACGCTTGCTGCGCTCCTAGGCCGTAGACCTCATCCAGCAGACCGAACGGCGCGGTGATCGCTGTCAGGTCGATGACTTCGCCGGATGGCAAGCGCGCGTGTCCGTAGGGCAGTTTCGGCAACGGCGCGTTCTGGCGCTGATACTCAAGGCCATCGCTGTCAGCGGCAGCGCGGCTGATGATGCGGAATTTGCCGACATAGTGCGCTGCCGGGAAATCCAAACTGCCGTAGACTTCAAGATCATCAGTGACTGTTGCGCGCTGGCCTTCCTGAAACATGTAGCCATCCCAGTGCACGCATTCCACCACATCGCCGGGCTTGACGTTCAACTCGCGCAGGGTGCCGACTTCGGGGGTTTTGTCTGTGTGTGTCATCACGTCCTCCTTGACGTTGCTCCCTGTGAAAAGCGCGCGGCGACCTGGGGAGAGCAGGTGTTCGGGGATCAGCCTAGCCGCGCTTGTGGATCATGGCATGGGGCGGGGTTGGCGTCAAGCGTTCTGTGCTGACGTGAAGCTATGGACACAGCCGACGCACGCTGTCCAGCCCTGTCCACGGGGTTCGTCCATGTTTTTTAATCAAAAAACCCCTTACTTTACTTATACTTACTTAAAAATATAGTATAGAATGGACAGATGGACGCACAGGTATGGGGTGTGTAGCGTTTATACGCGCGCTCGCACATACGCGCGCACAGGCGCACGCACATGCATGTAAAACCGGGCACACTGGAAAATCCGCGTCCATCTGTCCACTTTCAGTTTTTCTAATGAAAATCAAATGCTTGCGGTCTGTTTTTGCTGGATTTTGCGGGGCAGAAATTTGGACGTGCGTCCAAATCTGGTTGCGCATCATGTTTTTTCGGTGCTAAGGTGGGCGGCGGGGGAGCTTCGTGACTGTCGCTCAACCCCGCCTGACACATAGGAAGATGAGGTTCCGATGCGTGCAAAGCACCGTATCACGATTGACCGCGCGATGGAAGTGATCGCCATTGATGAGTATGGTCATATGACCTATCGATGCGACAATGGCCGTCACAAGGCTGGCGATGCGCCGCGCTACACAGTAAAGCTCGGCAATCCATACATGGTCATCGATGGCGTGAAGATACCAGCCGCAAAGGTCGCATAGATGATCCAGACCCAAGAATACCCAAGCTCGATGCCGATGACGCGGAACCATTCGAGGGAAAACTGCAGGATTGACAATTTGACAATGAGCCTTGACGGCCTGATCTGGGGTGACGTATGACTGCAGACCCCATAACAGCCTTCATCGACTTCATGCGCTCGGTTGACTGCGGACCATCGTCTGATGTTCAGATCGCAGCCGATGATGTGATGCACCGCTATAGGCTCGAAGGCGACAAGCCAAAGACCGAAAACGGCAGCTACATCCTGCGGGTTGATCCAGACGGGTTTGCGGTCGGCGGGTGCATGAATTTCCGGCAACAGGTTTGGCACAAGTGGCACACGAAAAGCCCCAGAAAGGTGACTGACGAAGAACGCGAGGCATGGAAGCGCAGGCAGGCCGAGGCGCGCGAAAAACAGGATCGTGAGCGGCAGGAGGCAGCAGACGCGGCACACGTCAAGGCGAAGCGGATATGGGCCGAGGCGGAACGGTCTGGCAGTAACGCCTACCTTGATCGCAAGGGGTTCACGGCGGAACAGATTGGGTGTCGCATGTCGCGCGGGTCGGTCGTGGTGCCGATGTGGAGCGGCAAGAAACTGGTCGGTCTGCAATTCATCGACGCAGAAGGCGACAAGCTATTTCTGAAAGGTTGCGCCAAGGAAGGTGCTTACCACGCTATCCCAGGCGATGGCGACTTGATCGTGATCGGCGAGGGATTGGCGACGATGGCGGCAGTCAAGGCCGCGCTCGGGTGCAGCGTGATAGTGGCATTTGATGCTGGCAACCTAAAGCCTGTCGCGCAGGCGATGAAGCTGGCATACCCTGACAAGCGCGTGGTGTTTGCCGCAGATGCTGACCAGTGGACGATCACGGCAGCGAAACGCCCCGCCGATTGGGATAACCCGTCGGGCGATGATCCGCGCTGGGTTGAGTGGCGCGCGGCTGGTCTGTGCGTCAACACGGGCGCAGAGAAGGCGGCGCAGGCTGCGGTGTCTATCGGTGGCGCTGTTGTGGTGTCGCCGCCTATTCCATCAGACGATGCAGCGAAGAGAACCGATTGGTGGGACTATTGGCGCGAAGCTGGATCTGACGCGGTTAAGTCCGCGTTTGAAACTGCTTTGAACCCGCCCGAGCCGCATCCCGCTGAGTATGCCGATGACAGATGGGAACCTGACTACGCGCCGCCGATTGATGAGACATACGAAGATCAGTGGGGATTGGGCGCGGTTCGACCGCTGGGCTATAACGGTGGGATCTACTTCTTTCTGCCACGCACAACGGGGCAGGTGACAGAGTTGACCGCCCCGAGCTTGGGCAACATGCAAACGCTGCAACGGCTGGCCCCGCGTTCGTTCTGGGAGATGAAGTTCGGCGGCGAAGGCGGTGACAAGAAGATTGCCGCGATGGCGTCAGCGGCGCTTATGGAGGCGTGTCACATCATCGGGATATACGATCCAGACAAGATCAGGGGGATCGGCGCGTGGATGGAAGGTTCTGACTGCGTTTTCAACACGGGCGCGCGATTGATCCAAGGGGGCGCTTCGGTTCCGGTTACAGAATACAAGTCGCCAAACGGGTTTCTTTACCCCTTGGCTGTGGACGTGATCGGCGACCTGCCCGAACCCATGGGAGATGCGGACGCTTGGAAGATCGTGAAGTTGTGCCTTGAATTGCGATGGTCGGACCCTTTGAGCGGGTATTACCTTGCCGGGTGGATCGTGACGTCAATTCTTGGCGGTGTCATGCGATGGCGACCGCACCTGTATGTGACTGGGGATCGAGGCGCGGGAAAATCAACCGTCATGGATGAATTGGTCAAGCGGCTATTGGGTAATCTGGCTGTTGCCGCTGATGGCGGATCGACTGAGCCGGGAATTAGAAACGCGATTATCAACTCCAGCCGCCCTGTTGTAATGGACGAGGCAGAAGGTAATACCAAGGCGGATCGAGATAAAATCGCGGCTGTTATGAACCTGATGCGCGCGAGTTCAAGCGGCGGCACGGTCAGGAACGCAATAGACGAATACCGCTGCATGGCTTCGTTTATTTTGGCGGGCATCAATCCGCAGATTAAGACAGAGGCCGATAAAAGCCGGATCGCTGTAATTCATTTGCGCGCGGACGATAGGCCGGGATCGCATGAACGCTTCGTTGATTGGAGGCTAAGACTTGCAGACGTGACGCGAGCTGGCGCATCTGGTCGCCTGATTAGCCGCTTGATCCAATGCAGCCACCACCTGCCATCCACGCTGTCAGAGATAGCTTCGGCAATCCGTGGAATGGGTGCAAGCGCGCGATTTGCTGACCAATACGCGGCGCTGCTTGCGGGCGTATGGCTTCTGGTCAAGAGCCGGGCCCCGACTAAGGAGGAGGCGACAGGTTTTCTTGATAAGGTTGGTTTGACCCTTGAACGCAACGCCGACCGAGACGAGGCAAGCGGGGAGAACTGGAAGGTGCTTTCGGAGATCATGACCAGCGACCACGGATATGATGCCAACGGTTTTGCGCGGCGCAGCACGATTGCGGCGATGATCGAAGCTGTGAGCCGCGAGGATGACACAACGGGCGCTCACGCGGCGGCTGCGGGCCTGTCTGACCTTGGGATAGAAGTTGATGGCGGTTTCGTCAGGATCGCAAGCACGTCGCCCAAGCTGTCCAAGCTGTTGCGTGACACGCCGTGGTCTGGCGATGGCTGGTCGCGGCACTTGGTGACGCTACCGGGCGCGCGAGAAGGCAAACGGAGAGCGTTTCGAGGGCTGTCACGCAGGCGCACGGTCGAGGTTCCGATTAGCCTGTGTTTGGGCCACAACGAGCCGGATGAGGTTGAATTGCCGTTGGAGGATTGGGCATGAGCGGGGTGCAGCTTTACCCGGA